AGGAAGCAACAATTCGTTTGTTACTGCCGCACTGTGTGGTTGTGGTTTGATTGTCTGTCCGTGTGCATTAGTTTCACAGTTAAGAACAATTGCACCTTCTGTTGCAGAACCATCACCACGAACTTCAACGATTTGAGTTGCAGCATCCAACTGAATATTACCAGATGATGTTGAAACATTACCTGTTAAGTCACCAGTTACATTACCAGTAAGGTTGCCAGTGAATACACCAGCGATTGCACCTGTTCCAGTGATAACTGGATCAGTTAGTGTTTTGTTTGTTAGTGTTTGAGTTTCAGCAAGAAGAACAACAGAATCAGAAGTGAGTGCAGTTCCATCACTGACAGCACTAGTTGCAACTCCATTGATCTTTGCATACAACTCAACAATGTTAGCGTTTAGTTTGCCTGCACCTGTGCGAAGATCATCACCTGTGCCATCATTTGCAGAAGCGCCACGCCCAACTTCTTGATATGCCATTTTAGTTTCCCCTAAAAGTTTAAGTTTACAATGTTATTTATAAGGTTTCGTCAAAGGTATTTACATTAGAATCCATAGAAATATCTGTCTGATCATATGCTAATACTGCACCACCCTCATCTAAAGTTTTGATTGTTGAATCAAATCTAGGTGCTGTAGTTACTAATGGGGATAAAGTATTCCCCTCATCATATGAAGTAAAGAATGTTCCTGTGGTTGCCCTTGGCGTTCCCTCTTCATCATATGTATTATTCGCATTATCGAATGTGATGAATGTATTATCATATGCATTGACATTCGGGTTACGAGTAATTCTAATTTCGCCCGGCGGCGGCACATTGATTCTTGTATAATATGCCTCAGGCGGTATAAAGATACTTTGACTATCAAAGGTGTCTCCACCAGAACTGTCAAAAGTATTATGGTCAGTAGAAGAATAATCGAATGTATTTTCTCCTACACTTCTAGAAACTTGTTCAATTCTATATTGTCCAAACTGTTCAATTGTAAAGTATGCACCAGAGTTTACTCCACCATTACTTTCTCTGATAATGCCAGGATAATTTGATATTTGTTCAGATGTATCTGTTGGGGGAACTGCAAACGCATACTTAGGTAATAAGTCTAGTGTTGGGCCCAGAACAGTTTCTTGTGATTGAGTTACAAGACCCATAGAAAGAGTTACAGAAGAAGTAAGTGTGACTTCTCTCTTTCCAGTTTGTCTTTCGTCTAAATCTTTCAGTCCAAGTTTCGCACTTGCATTTACTGAAGTTCCGTCTGTCTTTGTTCCCAACCTTCTTTGGAATATTGTGGTAAATAGATTTGCAAATGTTGATGCAAGTTCTGGTGAGTATGTTTCTGGTGAACCACTATCAACAACTCTACCAGCAGCAGGGTTCTGAATTCTCGCAGCAACCTGTGATGCAAAAGAAACTTCACCAAAGACATTCCAACCAGCAGGGTGAACAGATTTCCTAATAGATTCACGCCATTGGTTAATTGATTCGCCGATACGAACAACATACGAATAATCTTGGTAGTAATATGAATCTTGAATACGCATTGTATCCACAGAGACTTTACCCCTGTCAGACACAAAGTTGCCAACCGTTGTTCCAACTGTTCCAATGTTTGAAACTGCCTGTGCTGGAGATGATTGATAAACTGTTGCAGACGCACCAGTGATTGTTGTAATTATATCTCCCTCGTTTAAGGTAACAGTTGTGTTAATTTCTAAGATATTTCTGTCACTGTCAAAGTCTACAACTGTTCCAGTGTGACTTGTAAGTGTATCACCAGCAGTAAATGAACCAAATACATTTGTAACAAGGAAGTTTCTATTCAAAATAACTTCTGGTGTGGTTGCATAATCTAAACCAAAGTTCGTAATAGAAATGCCTTCAACATGACCAACCATTGGAGATACGGTAGATGCAGCAAAGAGACTTGCACCAGAACCAGTTGTCGTTGCACTATCAGAAACCAGAGGAAGTTTGATAAAACCATTACCCCTGTTTATCATTTGAATTTTGGTTATCTCACCAATCTCGCCAGGCAAACCTAAATCATTAAAGGTTTCTTCTTCAAGAATAATCTGCCCACCATCTTCCATTACAAGGAAGTCTAGTTCACCAACAGTTTCTTCTTTACTAATATATTGAATGTCATCATCGGTAACAATGAAGTCGCCATCTTCTGTGATAATATTATCTGGTGATGTTGCCTGTTCTAAATTAAACGCACCACCAACAACAGCAATCTTTGCACGAACATCTTTACCTTCAGTGTTTGTTAAATCAAATCTTAATTCTTCACCAGCACTATATCCACTACCGCCATCTTCAATTATAATTTCATCAATAGAGCCAGAACCGGCAGACTCTACTCTTGCGGTTGCAGCATCATTACCGCCTCCACCAGAAATAGTAACCGTGTCAAGTGTAGAATAATAAGCGCCACCAGTTGTTACAGTTGCGCCTGTAACAATACCTCTAACTGTTGCAGAGATTTCTAAATCAAGTGTAGTGTCTGTTGTCGTAACAACTTCACCAACAGCAAATGTTCCAGTGACAGAATCCTCATCCAAATTAACTTCTGCAATAAGTGTAGCACCTTCTCTAAACTTAATAACTGTTGCAATAAGTGCTGTTGCACCAGAAGTTGTTCCGACAACTCTCTGCCCAATTGATTTACTAAAGTCAGAAGTTCCATCTTCAATAATACGAATAACTTTATCAGTAGACCACTGTCCATCTGATACACGAAGCATATTGTCACGAGGATAGATGAGTGTTGCTTCTTCATCAAAGAGAATTCTAAAGAACAACTTGTGTCCATCTCTAGTTCCCTTTGCTGCATACATATCCTTAATGTTCTTGATAAGTTTGCGTTTTGCAATACCATCAGCAAGAGTATTAGGAAGAGAATCCATAAAGGAATCTCTGAACTTATCTAAGAAGTCATATACTGTATTATCAACATCAGCATATGCAAGAAGTTGTTGAATGTTTTGAACAGGGTTTGCACGATAGGATGCAACCGTTGTAGTAGCACCAGAGGTATTACCAGTTACCGTTTCACCAGTTTCAAATCTTTGTTGAGATGTAATGAATAGACGATTGTTATCATCGAAGTCATCAACGAGAATACGAGCAGTCGCACCAGATGTCTGTCCAGTAATAGTTTCACCGACTACGAACTTACCAACAGAATCTTCAAGAACAATGTTCTCACCAGTTTCATCTAAGATGAAGTTTTTACTGATTGTCTCCTCAACAACATAGTTGTTTGTTCCAGTGACAACAAGCTCTCCTGCCTCCAAAAACTCATAATAGTATTTGAGGAATAAAGAGAATAGAGGATGATCTGCTTGAATAAACTCAGGCAGTTGACTCTGAATATGTGGAGAGACTTTATTCTTTAATGTTGGTTCGTGTCCAGACATTTACTAAACCTTAGTAAGACGATGTTGTAGTATAACCAGTTCCAGCAGAAGAACCACCAGACTCAATGGTATCAGTTTCGCCAGTAACTTTTAATGTAACAGTATCAATCTCTAACAACTGATTCCGAACTGGAACAATATCGTTTGAGTTTGGAATAACTGTAATAGTAATTCCATCAGAACTTGTTGATGATGTGATGTTCAACCCATCAATGATTAGTTTACCAGTAGAATAATCAATAGTTCCAATGTTTGTATTGTAATAAGTTCTTGTTGTTCCACCAGTAAGAGAGTATGCTCTCAAGTTTCCATTACCATCATCATCTATGAAATATTCTAAATCGCTACCAGAAATCTTGAATCCAGTAGAAGATGTCACACCACCCATTGTAGAGTTATGTCCATCATGTGGATGATAGATTGCATTTGAAAAATTAACTTCATATTTGAAATCAGTGTTAAGTTGAGGCTTAACAGTTTTTTGAATACGAACTGTTGTAATATTTGAAAGGATACTAGTATCCGTTGCATCGATCAAACGAGATAGTTTTGAGAATCTAAAGACACCATCAAACTTTGCCAAGTCAGATGAGTTGTAGTTTGTAATTGTTGTGCGAACAAGTGTCTCTAGGTCTGCAGCGGTTTTCACAGTGACATTAGAATTATATTTGAATGTAGTTATTAGTTTAATCTTAGTTGTTTCTGGATCAACAATTGTAGGACGAACAGAAGCAACATTATACTTATCCAAAGAAGTTGAAACATTATTTTTCTGTGCTTCTGTTAGATTAACACCAGAGGTTGTTTTGATAGAAACAAATACCTGTCCATAGATTGGGGGATCGTTGTCCTCCCCACCCCACACTTGGATTGCTTGTGTGTCTGCATAAACTTGTGGAATGATAACCTTATAGTCATCAGTTGTAACTGCTCTACCCTGTGATGCATAATCCAAAGGAGCATTGTATTTAATAGACTGAATAGTTTCTGGTTCTGCACCACCAGCTGCAGCAGATACAGTTGCAATCGTAATATTTGTTTCCCCACCAACAGATGTTCCAGAAAATGTTCTTGCATTATTGGCAGCACCTTTATTGGTAACAATATATTCTAGGATAACAATGTTACCATCGTTTACTTTCTTACCCACAACATCATCACCAAAGTATACTTCAAACTTTCCATTGTCAATCTCCTGTAGGAAATAAACTTTAGATTCTGCTGTTACTTGAGAAATGTCTGTTGCAAGAGTATAAGTTTCTGTAGTCAAATCAGCTGAAGAGTTCTGAACAGATACCTTTAGAGTAGTTGTGTCTGCACGATTATCAGTAAGAAGATATTGCTTCTCCAAGTTATTATTATCTACTGTATACTTGGCAGTAACAAGAGAACCCTCATAGATAGCAAGGTTCTGAAAACGAAGAACACCATTGAGTGGTGTTGCTGTTCTTTCTTCATTAACAACAAATGCATAAGTTGTTCCGTCAACCTGTGTGGTAAACTTAGTTCCTTTTTCAACTGTAATAGATGTTAGAGATGAGTTGTTAATAGTAACATCGACATAGGCAACTGGAGCACGAGCAGAACGAGGAGTGTAACCAAGTGTCTTTGCGTGAGAGACTACAGATGAACGCAAAGTTGCAGTGTCCAAGTATGCTTCGTTGATTGCCATGTTTGCATTCATACCCAGGTAGTGAGTATTGTATGCAAGTAAATCAATCAGTGTGGAAAGTGCAGAACCCTCAAAGTTATAATCTGAGAACTCTGTCTGGTTCTTCATGTATGTCTTTAGGTTAGATTTGATTTGATCGAAGTCCAACTCTGTGACTTGTAGTTTTGTTGCCATCTTATCTTAGTCTCTCTAAAAATAGATTCAATGTCTGTTCATCTGTTTCTGAGTTTACAACATTGAATTTTATTGTCGCCTCGTATGCGTTACTATCAATGTTCGCTTGAACAATAACACTAATGAGTTCTGCTCTTGGTTCAAAGTTCACAATCACATCTTCAATGTTTCTACCAAGTCTTGCCGCAACCTGTGGAGTCATATTCTCAAACAATGCACTACGAACATTAGAACCAATCTCTGGATGGAAAGGACGCTCATAGAAGTTTGTCATAACCAAGTTTTTAACACTTGCTTTGACAGCAGAAATATCAGTCAGTTTTGCAATGTCACCAGTTACAGGATGTTTTGCAAAATTAAAGTTGAAGTCCTTAAATACAAAGGCACTTCTCTCTGATTCATTGTTTGCTTCTGCATCTCTAAATGCACTAGGGTTTGCGGCCATCTAAATCTCCTTAAAGGTATTTATACCGTTAGTTAGGAAGTTTGACAACACCCTCACGAATAAGCTTCTCCCTATTCGCCATGTGCTTCATTTGGATTTCTTCTTTACTTCCACCGAAGTATGCAACACAATGTCCTTCTTGAATCATAATATCTGTAACCATCTCATCACCTACCATGAAATCTCCAAGTATTCTACCGAACTTGCCCTTCATGTCCTCACCGTCTTTGTTCACTTGTGTTTTAAGAACAACACCATTCTTCAATAGTTCTTTTAGTCTTTTCTTTGCTGCCAGTCCGAAAACCTTTTCCACCTTGTCACGAGTTCTGGATTCAGGCGTATCAATACCCATGATACGAACACGCTCGTCACGAAGCCAAACACCGAAACCAAGATCAATATCGACATCCACTGTATCACCATCGACTACCTTAACCACCTTACATTTATACTCATACATTTCTTATCCCCCAGCAAATACATTAGGTGA